CAAGCGTTGTTCTCGGGTGATCTCGGGCTAGAGTTCGTCACCGCGATCCAAGAAAAGACTATTTACTGGGGCAACCCGAACGCTTCCACGCCGGTCAAGTGGACGGCTCCAGACTCCGACGCGGGGAATCAGCCGTGACGCGCCTAGAAAACTGGCCGACGCTGCTCTCGCTCTACGTCGATTCCCGACGGAATCAGCCGTTCGCGTGGGGCACAAATGACTGCTGTATGTTCGCGGCTGATTGGGTGCTGATTGCCACCGGGCACGACATTGCATCGGCTTTCCGCGGAAGCTACTCGGGAGCGATAAGAGCAACCCGCATCATCGCGGAGGCGGGCGGCATCGACAAGTTGCTTGAGCAACACGCGCCGGCACTAAAGCGGATTCCTCGTGTGCTGGCGGGACGAGGCGATCTGGTGCTGCGCGAAGGTCAGCATGGGCCGACGCTTGGCCTCGTGCTGGGAGCAATCGACTGCTTCGTGGGCGAGGACGGTCTCGCGTTCCCGCCCTTAGACGAAACTGCCATCTGTTGGAGACTCTAAGCCATGCCGATTTTTTCAGCACCTACCGTCTGGATCGCGTTGATGAACGCCTTTAACAGCGTCGCAATTGCGACTGCTGTAACGGCCACGCTCAACTTCATTGCGGTCACGGCGGCGAGCATGGCCGCGAGCAAGCTGCTTTCTCCGAAGACGCCGGGATTCTCCGACTCGTCGCTGCTGGATCGAAACCAGACCATCCGCTCACCCATCGCCGCCCGCACGATCATTTATGGGCAATGCAAGACCTCGGGCACGCTCGTCTACATCTCGACGACTGGAACGAAAAACGAGTATCTGCACATGGTGATCGCGCTCGCCGGTCACGAGGTCGAGGAGATCGGCGATGTCTACTTCAATGACGAGTTGGTCCTGACTGGAAGTGGTTCCGCGGCCAGCGGCAAGTACGCGGGATATGCCGAAATTTACAAGAAGCTGGGCGGCGATACGCAGACCGTTGAAACCAATCTTGAGGCTGCGACCTCGGGGCTGACGGACGGTAAATGGACGAGCGCCCATCGTCTGCGCGGGATCGCTTACGTTTACGTGCGGTTGATCTGGAACGCCGAGGTTTTCGTCGGCGGCATCCCGAACGTCTCGGCCATCGTCAAGGGCAAGAAGGTCTTGGATCCGCGGACCAGCACCACGGCTTACTCGGCCAACGCGGCGCTTTGCCTCCGCGATTATCTCACTGATACGCGCCTCGGATTGGCGATGGATTCCTCGGAAATCGACGATACGAGCATTTCGACCGCGGCGAACATCTGCGACGAGCAGGTGCAGGTTCTCCCGCTCTCGCCTGCGACGTATGAGAACCGATACGAGTGCAACGGCATCATCTCCACCGCAGAGACGCCCGACGGCAACATTGGCAAGCTCCTGTCGGCGATGGCCGGCCTCATTGCCTACTCGGGCGGCAAGATTGTTGCCTACGCCGGCAACTATCGCATCCCGGCGGTTACGCTCACGGAAAAGCACTTCGTTGGCGCCATCAATGTCCAGACCAAGACGAGTGCCCGCGACCGCGTAAACGGCGTGAAAGGCGTTTATGTCGCGCCTGAGAATAACTGGCAGGTCACGGACTTCCCGCCGATCTCCTCCGCGGTCTACGTCACCGAGGATAACGGCATCAAATACTGGCGCGATGTGACCTTGCCGATGACCACCTCGAGCAGTTGCTCGCAGCGTCTTTCGGTCATCGAGCTACGCCGGGCGCGGCAGGAAATCACGATGACGGCGCGGTTCCGTCTTGAGGCCATGCAAGTGCGGGCCGGCGATACGGTGATGATCTCGAACGACAAGCTCGGCTGGTCGTCGAAGGTCTTCGAGGTCGTCGAGTGGCATTTCGTTTCGGACGGCAATCCTCCGCAGCTCGCCATCGAGATGACGCTGCGCGAAACGGATTCGACGGTTTACTCGTGGAGCGTGGGCGACGAGATCGCGGTGCCGACCGCTCCCGACACGACGCTGCCCGATCCGTTCACGCTCGCGGCGCCGACCAATCTTGCGCTGACCGCGGATGGCACCACGCAACTGATCCAAGCGGACGGCACGGCGATTCCGCGCATCAAGGTCGCTTGGTCAGCACCGAGCGAGCAATTCATCCAAGCGGGTGGTGCAGTCGTCATCGAATACAAGCAAGGCAACGCGACTACTTACCTGACGTGGAGCCGCGTCGAAGGGGATCAGACGCTCGACTACATCTCCAGCGATGTCCGTATCGGCACGAGTTACGATGTCCGCATCTTCGGGGAATCTTACTTCAAGGTGACGACGAGTTATCTGACCGCGGCGATCACGGTTGCCAAGGACACCACAGCTCCGAGCGCACCGACAGGACTCACGATCACCGCGGGCAATGGGCTTTCTCTCTCGCTCGATTGGGACGACAACACGGAAGCGGACTTCTCGGAGTACGGAGTTTATCGCAACACGAGCGGCACGACGCCGGCCAACGCGAACACGGACAAGATCGCGGAGACGCGCAGCAGCCGCTTCGTGGACACGCAAGTGACGATTGGCACGACCTATTACTACTGGGTCAACGCCTATGACACGGTTGAGAACGTCTCGGGCTTCTCTAGTCGCGTGTCAGGCGTTGCGACTTCGGTCAGCGGAACGTTGAATACGACCGCACCCAATACGCCGAACGCTCCGACCTTCTCCGCGGAAACAAATTACACGGCGAGCGATGGAACCACTTTTGTCCGAGTCACATTGAATGTCCCGGCAATGCCGACCCTCGGACAATTGCTTGAGATCTTGTATCGCCGCAATGGTGCCAGCGATTGGCAGATCGCGGCGCAATTGACGAGCGGAGGCGGCACGCTTGGAATCGACGACCTGTCGCTTGGTGTCACATACGATTTCGCCGCACGAGCTATCTCGTATTACAATATCCCTTCTTCGGTTTCTACGGTCTTGACTCGAGCGAACGGCAGCACGGGAGCAACGCCCACCGCTCCGACTGCCAGCTACACGAGCGGAGAATCCGCGAACGCCGTCGCCGTTTCAAACATCCCGGCCTATGCAATCGGCATCAAGGTCACGGCTCCTTCGACCACGGATGTCTCAGCCTTTGAACTCAAGGTTGTCAGTACCAACAGTTCTTCCTCGAGTTCCTATTCTTGGTATGCTGCTGGAACCGTTGGGCTTTACTATGAGTCAGTTGAGCCGGGTAAAGATAGCACGGTTTTCTTTTACGATTTGTTAGGGACAACGGTAGGGTACGGCTTTGTTCGCACGATCAGTCGTAGCGGAGTTGCCTCTTCTTGGACTGCCGTTGGTTCCGTGCAATCCACGAGCGGACTCATCAAGCGACCCATCGGAACGATTTCGCAATACAACAAGGAGGATGTGACCACGACCGGCCTCAAGACTGGCGGCGGTTCCTCGACGAGGCAGGTCAATGTGCGATACGAGGTCTCCGATGTGAAGACGCTTGCCGGCGGTGCTGCGACCGAAGTTCTTACCATCGACATCACCAACCGCGGCTTCAGCGCAAAGCCTGATGCCGGCTGGATTCAATGCGCATCCAATTCCAACATCACGGGAGTCTATGATTTCGACGCCGCGGGCAATTCATCGACTACCGCGTATTTCAATCTGCGAACGATTGATGCGACCAACATCCCGAGCGGACTCACCAGATTCTCCGTGCAGTTGATGGACTACTCCTAATCATGGCTCTTCTCAAATCCTTCACCATGCCGAGCGGCGTCTCGGGAAACTACGTGCGCTTGATCTCGAACCGCTGGGATCGCTCGACCCGCGAGGGCGTTGCATGGTTCGCGCTCTACGTTGATGCCTCGGCAGCGCAGTCAGGCAAGCAGGCGCTCTCTCCCTTTATCGCCAAGCTCTGGCTCACGGGCGACAAGTTCGACCAATACCTGTCACCGAGTGCGTTGGAAAATTCAGACATCCTCGCGCAATTCTACATTGCCGCCAAGGCAGAGCCGCTCTCGTGCGACTTCGGCAGCGACGCCTTCGCCAACGCTCAGGACGATTGATCCCCACTTTTTCGCTTTCCTAAGTCGTTGGTCCGCAGCACGGTGCAAACAATCGTGCGAAAGTTTCCATTTTGTGCTTCCCAAAACGAAGCGGATCGGGTTTGCTGTTGAACGTCAGAGGCAATCAAGCCCGAGACCAAAACTAAAACAAAGAAATGATCGCTCAGATTCAGACCGGCCAAGTTCTCAAGACTCGCAGCGCGTGTGATTACGACTGCATTTTCTCGGTGGAAGTCATCGAGCGCAAAGGTTCCTTCGTCACGGTCAAGGCCCACGGCGAAGTGAAGCGCGTGAAGATCAACAAGGATGA